GACCATTAGATCGACGGTCGATAGACTCGGCCCAATCGATAACTGCGTGTCCAGCACTATCTCCAAATACGTCCCTAATTTGGTTCGCAAAGGAGATTATAGACTCAATATCATTCTTACGATATCGCACGGGGGTAATAAAGTCACCTTTATAATAATCAGAGCCACAAGATTCCCGAAAGAATCCGGTAAACAGAGATTTATCAAGATTGACCCTAAGACCGTAATGGTGCAACTTTTCGATCACTGGCAACGCATAAGCATTGCCAACGATTATATCGTCGCCATAAACCCAGACTTTATCAGTCACCAGACGGGCAATACAGAAGAATAGAATAGCCTCTATAGGGAAGCATAAAGCTGACCCCATAGGTGCGAATTTCTTAAGCTCTACTGTCTGCCCATTAGGTAAACTAGCCTTGTCGGACCGCGTCGCGCTAAGCGCAGCGAGCCATTCCGGTCTGACTATCTTGGAAATAAGCTCCCAAGATACCAGATCTGAAGCGTCTTTGAGATCGAGAGTAGCATAACGCTGATCTAATGATCCCAAATAAGCCAAGTTTTGATTAATCGACTGTCGGGTGAAATTAATATAGCCTTTGGCCATAGAATCACACTCGATATGATCGTAAATCTTACTCATGAGGCCCTGTTGAATGAACATACGTTCATGGGGCTCCATGCAGATAATTCGTGGGCCGCGCGAATCCTTCGGGACGAGTGCGACACGTGAATTCGGAAGGGCCTTACATAAGTCATTACGACTTAACCAATCCCTTAAATGGGACGGGCTATTGAAGAAGTAAGTTGCGCCATATACCTGAAATAAATCAGGTAGAAAGCGCTTAATTACTCGCTTCTCAATATTTGTGAGTCCGTCAGAGGTTGCACCACTGCTGTGTGTCGGTCTGATATCCAATGGATTATCAGGGAGGAGATGATTAAACATATGTCGTAATTGACTAATATCATCTTCCGAGAACTCTGTTTGTACAGAGTTATCGAGCTCGACAAATTTCTTATAAGCTAGTAATTCAGCTTCCCCTGTAAAAGGAAGTTCTAACTTATAGAACATATACAGCAATGTACGCAACTGGCGTATAAAGCCTACCGGTATATCCGTTTTAATGTAACCATCATTATCAAAAATAATAGTGGTCAATTCTCTTAAAAAGACAGGATGAGCACTGTTCTTATAGTGTTTAAAATGTCCTGATGAGAGGCGGAGGATCCCGGTAGATAGTCCCTTGTCGAGGTCCTTCCCCAATTGGGGAAGGTCCCGTGTTAGGAACTGTAGGGCTGAAGCCGTAGTAGATGTACGTTTTTGAAACGTCTCTATTGACTTCAGGCTCACCTCGGGCAACTTGCACGCAATCGTCAACCATAGGGCGACGTGGCTCTTTAAAAGATTCACTAGGAGTCCTTCCAAACCAGAACATTACGGCAATCATTATGCACACTAAGGCGTAGACTCCAACAAAGAATCTACCATATTGATGTAAATCTAACATGCTACACCGAGTACTTAACTTTCTTGGTTAAGTAACTTAGTGATATTAGCAGGTGTCCC